TCAAGATCGAACTCACACTGCAACAACTCCAACTGCTCCACCAGCTCTTGGTGATTGGTATGAAGGCCGGCGACGTGAACAATATGCGCGTCGGTCTCCCCTTGGTGGATATCCTAGAAGAAGCTGCAAAAAACCAATCAAATCCCACCTAAATGGACGCATCCAATCACGGCGGTGACACAAATCAGATGATTGTCTCCATGGGGGGAGCAGCAGCGGCCACCGCTGTTTCGTTTATCCCCTGGCTCACCGACATCGTTCGACTCGTCACCGCCGTGATTGGCTTACTGTGCGCCATCTACGGGGCTTACCGACTCTTCCGATCCAAATGAAAAACACCAAGACCACACTGGCCGGCATCGGTGCCATCCTAGTCGCTGTTGGCGGGGCCATGAAGGCTCTCTTCGATGGCGATCCCAGCACCAACCTTGACATCACCACGACCATCGCAGCCGTCACCGCTGGCATCGGTTTGATCTGGGCCAAGGACGCCAAGGACGCCGAGAAGAAGGCCGAGTGAACTGGGTCTACCAGATCCTGAAGGCACTGCTCGATTGGTTCCGCGAGACCCCACCCACCGACATCCAACATGGAAAAGCTCCCGAGGCTCTCAAGAACGATCTGGCTGATCGCATTGCTGGACTGCCTGGGTTGCCAGATGACCAAGGTGGTCCTGGTCCCTTCCGGTGATCCCGTGATGCTGGCAAAGCCCACCAGGGCCAGCGTGTACGGATTCGATTCAAACAAGAAGCTGGTAGGGCCGTCCACGGTGACGCTGCCTGCCGGTTGGTACGCACTACCGAAGAACTGATATGGGAACTCCACTCACAGGCAGTAGCGTCGCATCGACATACACTGGCCTACTAAAAAGCTCCGACAACTCCGCGCTGACTACGGTCCTCAAAGCCGTTGGAGACGGCAGCGGTATCGATTCCGCGCTCCAGCTATCGACCACCGCGGTCAATACCACCGGTGACTTCAGCGTCGGGTCCAACAAGCTCACGGTGGCCGCGGCAAGCGGTAACACGGTCGTCGGTGGTACGCTCACCGTAACCGGCGCAACGAGCCTCAGCGGCAATCTGGCGATCCCCGGCAACCTCTCGGTGACCGGTACCTCCACGCTCACTGGTGCCACAAGCGTCGCCAGCACCCTAGCGGTGACCGGAGTCACATCGCTCTCAAGCCTTTCTACCAGCGGAGCGGCTACCATAGGAACCACTCTGGGGGTCACTGGAGCCTCTACGTTGGCCAGCTTGGGTGTCACCGGTGCTGCGACGGTTGGAACGACCCTAGGGGTCACTGGAGCGACTACGCTGGCAAGCGTTGGGGCAACCACCGCAAACATCGCAACGCTCAATGTTAGCGGGCTTACCACGGTTGCTGAACTTGATAACCTTGGTGACTCAACTGTCGGTGGGACACTTAATGTCACTGGAGCGACAACCCTCGGTGGGCTGACCGTTGCCGGAAATCTTGTAGCGAACGGCAACACCACAATCGGAAATGCCGGTGCCGATCTCCTGACGATCAACGCCAATGTCGTCACGCTTCCCAACGTCACTTCCGAAACGGTTGATCTGACCAATGACAAGGTGCTGATCACCGATGCAAGCGATTCGAGCAAGGTGAAGGTGGTTCCGGCCAGTCAATTGGGAATCACAGCTTCCAATGCTCCGCAATGTGTTCAAACGCTGTATAGGGATGTAACACCTCAAGGAACTGCATTTGTAGGAACAAACACTGGATCAGGAGTTGAGATCACTGTTCTCAATACAACCATTACGCCTCGGTCATCTTCTTCAAAGGTTCTTGTTTCTATAGCGGTTAATTACGCTGGAACAAACATAGAGAAGGGAGCTTTGCGTATTACTCGCAATGGAGTTGAAATTGGCTCAAACAATATAGGTTCAAGCCTGTACGGAATTGCGCCATTCACAGGACTTTCTCCATATAGCTCCAATTTCTTCAATAGTCAGTTCATTCAGATTCTTGATTCGCCAGCAACTGCGTCTGCTGTTACATACAAGATACATCTTTATTCAACCACTTTTGGAGGAATTGTTCCAAGTATGTGGTTGAATAGGACTAATCAAGATGTAACCAATAACACAAACTCTGCTAGTGATGCTCGCGTTAGCTCCTCAATGACGCTCCAAGAATACTTCGCATGAAACCCTCTGAAGTAGCCCAAGCGGCCTGCGATAAGCTCTCATTCACCGACGCGAACACCCTCGCGTTGGCCAAGAAGTTCTGCATCCGCCGCTACTCCATGATCTGGGATTCGTGCCTCTGGAACGATACCCTCGGCGTCATCTCGCGCTCAGTCAGCGAAGGCAACGAACTGGTGACCCTCGACCAGACCGTAACCGCTACCTACGCCTCAGGTACCGGCTACAACATGTTCCTCGATTTCCCGGTCGCCATCCGATTCACAATCAACGGCGAAACCGATGGCATCGAAGTCCCCGCCGCGGAATGGGTCTCGTTCTTCCAGCTCGATCCCAACACCTGGAACAACGTCGATAGTCGCAAGTCCACCCCCGGCAACTTCGTCAACTGGACCCGAGTCATCGGTGCATCCTACGGCGAAGCCGGCGTCCCGCGCATCAAGCTCGTCCCCACGCCCAACACCGATGGCAACCTATTCATCCTCGGGAAGAAGCAATCCCAGATGCGGCAGTTCGGCGAGAACCAAGCGATCGTCAACGACAGCAACTTCGAGCTGCGCGGTGTCGAGAACGCTCTGATGGCCTACACCGAAGGCGATCTCCTCGAATACTCCCGGCAGTACGGGAAAGCCCAAGCCAAGTTCCAAGAGGGAGCCGCTCAGGTCTCCATCATGAAGGACATGGAACGCGGCCAGCAGCAGCAAATCAGCCGCATCATTCCAGATAGCTTGTACGATTACACCTTCCAAGACATCCTGTAATCCGCCATGCCATTCCAATCCTCAGATGCTCTTGATGATCAGATGCTGTTGGATGGAAGCACCGGCTTCAGTACCGGTGTTGTCTCTGCTACTCGTCCTGATGCCATCCCTGCTACGAGCATGGAGTCGGCCATCAACATGGACTACGATGACTTCGGCAACCTAGTCACTCGTCTCGGATCCATCTCGCTGACCGGTAACAGCGAATCCAGAAACTGGGAGGAAATCCTCAGCACCTGGAACACGACAACCTCCAATTACGGCAGTAACCTTCCGACAAATGCGGAGGTCTATTCCGGATTTTACTTCGATACCGCAGCATCCGAACGACTGGTAATCGCGGTCAGCGATCGGAACGCCAACACAAAGAACCTCTACTTCGGTTCCCCCGGCGTTTCGTACAACGCGATCAGCGGCGCGACGCTCAATAACGGGGCCACCTTCGTCTACTTCGCTCAGCTCAATGACAAGCTGTTCTATTCCGATGGCTTCGGAACCCTGAAGTATGTCTCCAGCGCGAATCTCAATAGCTCCATCGCCGCCGGAAAGATCAGCCGCATCGATGTGATCAATCAGGGAAGTGGTCATAGCTCAATTCCAACAATCACCATATCCGCTCCTCCAAGCGGTGTAACCGCAACCGTGGAAGCAAGAATTGGTGGGGATGGAGCGGTTCTTTCCATCGTAATCCTAAACCCCGGCAGCGGTTACATCACCGCTCCCACCGTCTCCATCTCGCCGGCCAACCAGTCTCACGCGGTCGCTTTCGTATCCCTCACGCCGCCCAACAAGCCGCTCTACCTCACCACCCATACCAACCGGCTCTGGGCCGTCTCCGGTGATACCACCATCCAGCCCGATACCCTCTACTTCTCGGATATCCTCGATGGCGAATCCTGGGATCCACTCGGTTCCATCCGAGTCGGTGGCGACGGCGATCCCATCAGAGGTCTCTACTCGTGGTTCGGATACAAACTACTCGTCTTCAAGGAACGCTCAATTTGGAGCGTGGATGCCGATCCTACGCAGGATCCTGCCGATTGGACCATATCACTCATCAGCGGCAATATCGGCTGCTCCTCGCACCGATCCATCGCTGCGGTCGGTGCTGACGTATTCTTCCTCTCACGCGACGGCATCCGGTCGATGGCGCAGATCCAAGCCGGCACCCAGACCAGCGTCGGCCTCGCGCTCTCCAGCCCCATCAACGACCTGATCAGCAAGATCGACAAGACCAAGCTCGACCTCTGCGACGGTGTGTTCTGGAACAACCGTTATCTCTTGGCCGTCCCGTTCGTTATCAACGAAGCAAACGGACTCGGACTGGAGAGCGAGTTCGGTGTTCTCCTCGAATCCGATTCGTTGCTCGAACTCGAAGCCGCTTTCCCCCGGAACAACGCGGTCATCGTCTATCACTCACTGGCCCGCTCTTGGCTCGGGTACTGGGACAACTGGCAGGTGAACGACTTCTTCGCCACCTCGTTCTCGACGTTCGGACCCGTCCTCATGTTCGCAGGCGACATGACCTCTATCTCAGAGGGAGCAGGCCAAGTCTGGTCGTTCAACGACTTCCTCCCGAACACCCGTCTCGCACCTGTCGCAAGCTCCGCGTACCTCGATGGCGGATCCCGTTACCAATCGAGCGTGATCACGAAGGCGTACAACCTGAACGAGCCAATCCCCGACAAGATCGGGTACAGCGTCCAGTTCGCGTTCGACAACCCGTACACCAGCTCAAATACGGACGCGGCGATCGCCTACTCGACCGACATGTCGGGGACGTTCACGGACCTCGATTCCAGCCTGACGATCACCAACTCGCAGAAGTTCCTCAAAGCGTACAACCTGATCAGCAAGGGACGCTGGAACACCATCCAGTTCAGGGTTCAGACCAACCCCAACTCGGGCGGCCGTTTGTCGTTGCAATCCACCATCCTCTCTGGCTTCGTTGATTCTGTACGTCCTCAACAATGAATCCATTTCCAACGGTAAAAGCGATCCAAACGCTTGAGCAAGAAGCCAGAGTCTTGCAGTCTGCTCGCGAGAATAATCACTCGATGATTTGCCCGACTCATTTTGTTGAACGAAATGGAGAGATTATAGGCGCATCATCATTGGGGAGCATACCGCTTGTTTTGATTTGGAGTCATACTGAAAAGGTCTCAGCGAGAGACAGCATGCATTTGAAACTTGTTTATGATTCCATAATGGAAACAAAAAGGCTTCCTAGATACTTTATAGCTTGTGATGAATCCAGTCCGTACAACGCTCACATGAAAAGGTTTGGTTTTAAGCCTTTCTGGAAAACTGAGATATTTGAAGGAGGAGTATGAATATTGAATTCAATATAGCAAAGGTTCTTGCTCACAGCGTAATGCTGTTTGCTAAGGATAATTGGCATAGCGATTACCCTTCTATTCCTTGGGGCGAACCACAGATGTGTTTTGGTGGCAGTTACAAGGGGCCTGATATGGCTGCTGCCAACCGAGAAGCGGTAATGGCCTCCATTGAGACCTATCCGCTCCAACGACAGATCGAGGCGGCATCGCGAATAGGCGAAAAGGTTCAAGTTCCTATCTACAAAGACGGAAAGGAGACCGGTCAATTTAGAACCGTTGATTTTGGTCCGATCTCCGACATCGCTCAAACAGAAGCTCTTGGAAAGGCTCTTGCTGCGTTGGCTCCTGAGCAGGCCAGACAACAGCTTGAGGCGCAAAAACTTTACGGCACCAAGTTCGCGGAACAGCGTCGAGCCGAACTTCAAGCCCTCGATCCCGAGCGTTACGGAACTCCTGGTGTTGATGGCAAAGCTGGAGAACCCGGCCTCTACGCCCAGTTCCTCAAGGACATCGGCAGTCGTCCCATCGCCGAGGAAACCATCGCCGCCCCCTCCTACGAGCGCGTGGGTATGCCGGGTGGTCCCCAGGATACCGGTGAGGCCGCAAGGATCCGCAGCGATCTCGAACGCCAGATCGGTGCCGGTCTCGCTCAGGCCGGTACGCTTGATCCTGCTTTGATCCGAGCCGCTGAGCAGGCTGTTCGCGCCCGCGGTACCGCTTCCGGCAACGTCCTCGGTAACCTCTCCGCATTCCGCGAGGCCCGCGCTGTCAGCGAAGCGATCGGTAACGCCGATGTCCAACGCCGTCAGCAGGCTCTTGGCCTACTCCAAAGCGGTCAGACCACCAGCGATGTCGCCAATCGACAAGCGCAGGAAGCATTCCAGAACATCCTCGCTGCCACCGGTCAGCGGAACACCGCGATGCAGCAGAGCTTCGCAGGTCAGATGGCTTCGCAGCAGCAGCGTCAGGGCGCACAGCAGCAGAACATTGCGAACATCCAGTCCGCTCTGGGTCTCCAGCCGATCGTCTCCCAAGCCGCTCAGCTCGGTGGTCTCCAGCAGGGTGCTTCGCCGTTCGCTACCCCGCAGTTGTTTCAGGGGTTGCAGCAGGCCAGTCCAAGTCAGCTCATGCAGACTGGCAGCAATTTCGCTCTCACCAACGCCCAGAACGCCTTCCAAGCCTCACAAGCAAACTCTCCATTGGCTGTGTTCCAAGGACTTTCGAGTGGTATCGGAAATCTTGGCCAAGGATTCCGCGGTTTTGTTGGAC